CTAGTCGAATAGGTCTTTGATCGTGTGGGGCGGGTCTGGCGGCGGCGCTCCCCCGCCTTTGTAAATATGGTCAATGAGAGCCCGGCAATAAGCCCATAGCCCCACGTTGCGCCGCTCGGTCATGTCCAGCCGGTTTTCCATTGCCGACATTCGGCGCCGGTCTGAGTCCTGCTGTGCCCGGTCGGTCTTAGCTTTTACGCCAAGATAGGTTAGATAAGCTGTGAAGATGACGCCGAAGAGAGTTATTAGGCCGAGTATCACCGGCTCGGTGATTATGGCCTTTTGGTTTTCGTCGGCTTCGATTATGGCGGTCGAAATGTTGAGCCACGTAGGCATCAAATCACCTTTCGGATATAGCAATGGCCCCCGTCGAAACGAGAGCCATTGAGGTAGTAGTTATGATGCGCGACGGTCAATGTCGTTATGCGTGAACAATTCGAGACGCTTCACCCTTGCCGCTTCGCCAGCTTCGGCGGGGTCGCGGAACGTTCCAAGATCGTAGGTGATGCCATGATGCATGACTCTGGCAACCCACCTATCCTTAGCTGCATCCCATCCAACGCCGAGTATTCCCGACTTGCTGTCACGGTGTGGACCGGCGATGTTTTCGATGTTCTGCTTGTTCGTGACAACGCGGAGGTGCGCCGGGTTTACGCAAGCTCGGTTGTGGCAAATATGGTCAAGGAACTTCCCTTCGGGTATTACGCCGACTTGCATTTCGTATGATGCCCGATGAGCTAGGTATGTACGATTTTTGTAGTGGAAACTTCCGTAACCATCAACCAATGAGCCAGTGTAATTCCAGCACGATTTGGTCTTTTTGACTCGAAACATCAGGCGCTCAAGGTTTGTCATTCCGTTCGTGAGAGCCTGCCCAACAAGCGGCGTGAGTGGCTTTCCTTTCCACTTCTGCATGTAGTGGCCTTGGCATAGGCCACGAGTTTTTACATTCTTCGCGCACCCGTCGAATGAGCAAGTTTTGGCGGGGGAAGATGAATTGGGTACCATTGCAGGTAGCCCCTTTCTACTGATACTAGATTCGGGGTAGGCCTCGGTTAGTGTTTCCGCACTTTCCGAGGCCGTTCTTATACCCCTAATTCTACCAATTTGGGAACTAAATTAATAGTTGACTCAATCGTCCAAACGCTTACTTGCTTGACTGAACTCACCGCCAGCAATCGCCGACCAGGTTCTCACGTCCTCTTGCCCGATTGACCATAGAGCAACCCCCTGTAACCCCCAGTCAAGGACTGCGCGGCCTAGCCAGTGGACAACGGTTGTCGCGTCGGTGAAGTACACCAGCGATCCGCCGTCGCGATCCAAAATGTAATTGCGACCAATCCATGCGTCATGATCGAGTGGCCGAATGGTGACCGTAGTTTCGATTCCGGGGTTTATCGGCGCGTCTTTCCAGTGAGTAAATACCCAGTCGAGCGCGTACCCGGTTTCGCGGGTTGCGGATTCTTCCACGTCGGTGTTTGGTCGGAATCGGTTTTGCGAATCCCATGTGACATTGGTTCGCTCGACTCGACCGAGCACTTTTCGTTGACCGTTTATCTCTACTTCGATTGCTTCGCGTGGCTGATAGAGCCACCCGTCACCCAAGTAAATATGGTCAATCCATGCTTGCCCGGTTGCCTTGTAGCCCGTCGCGCCTCCGGGCGGCGTGGTGGTCGCTTCGAGTCGCATAGGAATCGTTGTTTCTGCGTTGGAGAAGTACACGCGAGCCGAGCCCTCACGCACCCGCAAGGCGAGCACGCACCGGCCAACTTGCGCGGTGGCTCCGACCTGCTGCGCGCCGACGTTCGTTGAGCGGAGTACCGTTGTGCCGCGCATGAGCCGCAGCGTGCCGGTGTTCGTGAGTTCCGCGGTGATGCCTTGCGACGTGACCGAGAACGTGCCGCCCGTTGCGAACTGGAAGCGTGCCATTGCATAGAGTGGCTGCGCGCCGAACGCGTTATCAAAAACGAGTTCGCCTGTGCCCCGATATTGCTTATACGTGTCGGTAACTTGCTCGAAAGCCCACGCGCCCGAAGGCTCACTGTAAACGTTGCTGAGCTGCTGGCTACTCGACGCATAATCGTCAATGATTGTCGCGGCAATTGCTTCGCGCTGGATTAGCTCGGTTGTGAGCGTGAAGCCGACTTTCGGGGTTACCGTCTGCCCGTTGGATGCAATGACCGGCTCGGCGCGCATCTTGTAATCAATCCGCGAGCTGCCGACTGAGTTGTCGGTGACACCCCAAATTGGCACGGTGGCCGGCTGCCCGTAGCGGACGGCGTATTGCTTGCTCTGGAATTCTCCACCGACTGCGCCGGCCACTGAATCCCATTGCGTCGCTTCCAGCCAGTCGTAACCTTCAAGCACTCCCCAGAGCGTCTTGCTGGACTCATCGCGGTAGCAGAGCCAGCCAATGGCCTCATGCGTGCCGGTGTCCGACCAAGGGCGCGCCCCGGTGAAGTACTGCCACGCACTGTAGTAAGTGCCTGAAACGCCTCGCCGGGTAGCTCCCCAGGATGAAGGGTAATCATGGATCGACCAGAAGTAGGCGTAGAGCGGAATGCCCATGCTGATCTTGCCCGGGTCGATCTGCGTGTATGCCCAGTCGTAAACCTGTTCAAGCCAGAAGCCGGGAGATACCGGGCCGGGCGCACTACCGGACCAAGCGAAGTCGTAGGACATGATTGAAACGTGATCGAGGATCTGCCCGAGCTGCTTGTAGCGCACCCAGTTTTCACCGCCGACTGAACCGGTAGCTGTCAGTGCGGGTAGTGCGCCAGATGCTTTCTTGCCGAGCGTGTGCGCCCGGTTGGTGATGACTCGAAAGAGCTCTTCGGAATCGGCCGAGCGCGCATTGCCGCCCGCTTCCATGTCCAAATCTACGCCGTGAAGCCACGGGTACATGTCGAACATTTTCGCTTCGACTTCATCAGCGAGGCGGTTTCGGGCGGTCGCTGAGTCGCGCAACGCTTCGAAGATTGTGTATGGCCCATCTATGGGGTCATCCATGTTTCGGAAGCAACCCCACCAGCGGATGTGCGGCCATTTTGCCCGGTATGCGTCGAGCTGCGCGGGGTCGAATGTTTCGGTGAGTGTGCCGTCTTTGGCGACGATCCAGCCGAATATTGATAGGTCGGTGATTCGGTCGCCGTACTGATCCAGCACTAGCCGGATTCGGTCGGTCCAAGATAGGCCAACCCATGCCCAAACGTTCGCCATTATGACCTCTCATTCCATGATGCTTGTAGGTGTGCGCGTCCGGCTAGGACTGTGTTTAGTGTGAGGTCTTGGCGCTCGGTAATGATCGGTGCGCGCCCGTAGCCTTGCGAGGCGTAGTGATTGAGTCCGTCTACTTCGGCAACGCCGTTGAGTGCCCCGAATTTGTATGCGCCGACGCGGGTTTCGCCCTTGCCTCGGATTCGCATGTATACGGGCGCGGCTTTGTCTGCGTTGGATAGGGCGACGACTTGCAAGCCGGGGTTGATTACTCCGTTGCGGTATTGCGCCCGGCCTATCGTTGTTCCGACTTCGGCGGGGTTTGGCACGACTCCGGTCGGTTGTTCGCCGGCTTGCAACTGGATATCTGTGATCGTGACGCTCGCGGACGTTGGCACGTCTGTCGCGCTGATTTTTAGCTTGATCGACGCAACAGGCTTATCAACGTAGATCGGTTGCTGTAGGCGCAATTTGACCTCCTAGAACGGCAATCCTCGCGGGGTCATTCCGGTGACGATTAGCTCGCCTTTTCGATCCCACAGGGGCAACCCGGCCATTGTGTTAGATGAATAGCTTATGAGTCGGCTTGTGCGGTTCACGTAGCAGTATGCGGCCCCGACCGGCATGTAAATCGGCAAGGGTAGGTTTTGCGGTGGCAAGAGCGCTAGTGGGATGCCCGCCATGAATTGATTGCTTGTTGCGTCATCCCCGACGAGTCGCATTGGCCAGAAAAGTAGGTTTGGTAAGGCCGAGACTCCGCATGTTTGCGAGCCTGTCGAGCGCCAGCCGTTGACTAGGTATTCGCGTAGGTCGAACCACGGGTTAGTGTCCGGGTATGCGGTGTTCAAAAGTGCTAGCTCGGTCACGATGCCCTCCGTAGGTAGGTGGATTCCACCACGTAGTTACTCAGGCTCCCGTTGGTGAGCGTCGCATAATCCCCGGTGATGGAGAAGATTTGTGTTCGCCCGTCCGTTCGCATCCAAAACGCTATGTCGCCGGGCGCTGCGGCGTATGCTCCAAAAACTCGGTCACCAGCCGGGATAATTTCGTCTTGCAAGTCGCTCGTGATGAACCGGTCAGTTCCGCGCCGCGTGCGTAGGTAGATGCTGATTTCGTTGCCGTCGATCTTCGCCATGAAAGGGAAGCTCACCGGGTCAGCCGCCCACCCGTTGAGCACAAGGCTTGATAAGTCGTACCAAGGGTTTTGCTCTGGGTAAGGCATCGGCATTTTCGGGAAGTCGTAAATACTGCTCATGCTGGCCTCCGTAGTGTGCGTGCTTCAAAGCTGAGTTCACCGTTTGCTATTCGCACGCCGTAGGTTTGCATGAAATTCCATGAAGCATTCCACTGAACTTGTGCCGCGCTAACACCATGCAAAGCCAATCGCGTGATGTGTGTTGGTGGCATCAACTCAACCGGGATGCCTTCAAGGAACCGCGTATAGTCCGGGTCGATCGCTCCGGAAGTAACTACGCGCACATCCCAATAAACATGATTAGCACCAACCGCCGCCGTGACGCTCCCGGATTGCTTGGCAGTGATGCCGTTAACAAGCAACGATGAAAGATCGTAGGTCGGCAGTTGGTCGGGATAACGAGACGGCAGTTGCGGAAGATCGATAGCCATTACGCCAAACCTCGCCTCGGATAGTTGCCGTACACATATACGTCCCGCCCCGCGTAGGCGGTCAGCATTTCTGCCTCAGTCATCCCCAGACTGTTGAATGACAATGCGATTGCTCCGTCCGCCCAAAGTTCCATGATGCACGGTGGCCCGTTCTGGATGAAGGCGGGCAGGCTTTGGTTCACGGGTGGGCGAAACTCGCCGGGCAGATAACCGGCGATGCGGCGCGAACTGCCTATGACTATCCGGCCACTGACTGAAACGTTGTTCCCGTCGATTATTAGGCGAAGAAACCGGGTGCCGTCACCGATCCACCCATTGACGAATATCCCTTCGACCTGCACCCACGAGGCCTTGTCCGGGTACGCCTGATTCGGAACAAGATTCATGGTTCAGCCCACCTTCCGCGTGTAGGAATATTGAAACGAAAGATCCTCCACGGACCCATCCGCCAAGCTTCTCCCCGGCGTGTAGAGGCGTAACGTTCCGTCTGTGCGCAAGTGCATCCCGATCCCGAAGTCATGCCACGGCGAGAACGCTTGCAACATCTTGTTACCCTCCGGTACGAACGCATCGGGCAGATCCAGAGCGACTATCGAGTTTGTGCCCCGGCGCGTCCGCAAATGCAAATGCGCCGTATTGCCCTCAATCAGACCGTTGAAATGGAACGACGCCGTGTTCATGCCAGTGCGCCAAGACGGTTCGATAAAAGCCATGAGGTCAACCCACGGCTTATTATCTGGGTAAGGTTGCGCGAGGCGTTCCAACTCAGTCATGGTTTACTCCTGGCTGCGGTCAGGTTGAGGAACACCATGCCGTAATCGGCCAGCGTGATCCCCTGTGACCGCCATATCGGCATTGCGATCCATCCGTGAGTTCCAAACTCAACGCCGTGCACATCGCTACCGAACCACCCCGAAGCCTTGCCGTTCGCTGCGACTTTCAAAGATGGGTGCATTGACCGAAAAAGGTAAACGTAGTCAGGGTCTTGGAACTGCCTATCAATACGGATATGGAACGAATAATGAACAAAGTTCCCGTCAGCGCACGAAATCACCGACTGATCAGCATAAGGCGTAAGGCCGCCCGCGAGATACTGGGATACGTCATACCAAGGATTCTTCGAAGGATAAGGCTGACGAGTCGCAACAGGCAAATCGATCACTACTGGCTCCTCTCCGACTTAGTGCCAAGCTTCGGGCGAGTCAAACCAATGCGCCCCGTCGCGCCCGCCGTCTTGCCAACCAACACGAATGCCGGACGCGCCGCACGAGAAGCCGGAAGAATGAAATCGTGCTCCACCCGGTAAGACCAATCCGGCCACGCCGTCAACGACAACTCAGCATTCGAACCCGCCACCGTCGCACCATTCATATAATCCACACGAGGCCGCAACGAACCAACACCCGCCAAACCCTGCGTGAAGACCTGCATCGACCAACCATAAGGACGAGACGACGACTGAACCGCATCACTGCTCGGATACCAAAAACCAATATCGCCAGAGCCCGGCAACGCGGCAACATCAATCCACGAAACCCAGCCAAGGTCAGCATCCCAAAGCGTTTCAACATGCGCGTTATTGCCCGAAGAATCACCAACCCAAACCTGAGCCGGTGCCATAATACGGTTCAAATAAATCTGCGACTCCGCAACCTGAGATTCGAGTGCGTCAATTCTGGCGTTCAATTCCTCAGCCCCTTCCGGTGGCACAATCCCCGCCGACCACGGCATTTCGGTTACGTGGGGCAACCAACCCGACACCACGCCCCCAGGCTGTAGCATCAGGTCGGTTACCTCCACCGTCGCGCCGGTCGGCAAGCCCTTCGAGGTCACGCGCAGTTTGATCAGATTCGGATTACCCGACGTGCGTAACGTTCCCTGCAACGTGACCCCCTAAGAAATTTCGAGCTGGATAGTCTCAGACGTTCCATCCGCGTAAGTAACCACAGCCTCAACGCCAAGATCAGGCACGAAGCCAGTCGGCCCCGTACTGCGCACGTCAAAGCTGAAAGCATACGATTCGCGATTGTCCGGCGTGACCGTCTGCTCAATCCACCGCTCGCCCGGCCCGCTAAACATGACCGCTTGATCCCCCGTGCCTTCGCCGTCCACGACTTCCGCGCCGAGGCTAGCCCAATGAGCCAGCCCGTTATCGAAGCGTGCATTCAGTAGAAGGTTGAAAGGCACAAGGTCAAAAGCGGACGCGCCAGCATCAGTCGTGAGCAAACCCGCGTCCGTGGATTCCGAAGAGCCTAATTCGCGAAGCTTGGCCGAGAGCGTGATGCCCGAGCGCCACGGCTTGATAATGTCGTACTCCAAACGCACAATGCGCTGCGTGTCCGAAATACCAATCTCTTCGTCAACTACCGTCACGAAATCGCCCGCATCGAACGCGTCAAGCTCGTTGCCTGTATCGGCAACCGTGACCTCGTATGAATACGACGGCTTCGAACGGTTTGCCAGGGTCGCGTTGGCCATTGCGAGCATCGTGTAAGGCGACGTGCCAGACTTGAAATCGTAAGTCGCCGAACGAACTTCTGACGTGTGCGAATAATCCTCCACATACGGCACACCGTTATTCACCGAGGCGATGGTTTGCCCGTCCGCGTTGCGCGCATAGATCCGGGTGATTAGCGAGGTTGTATCAATCACGCGCTTAGGATCGCTCAGACCCTTGCCGTAGAAGAACGCCACGCCGTTATCGCGGCCCGAATTCGTGACCAGTGAAACCCGATGATTGCGGTTATCAAACACCAAATCGCCGCCGTGATTCTTTTGAACCTCACGCAACAGGGCGAGCGGATTCGTGTTCTCAATCGAATACGTGCGCAAAGTCCGCACGTTCGCCACGTCCACAGACCAGCCCGTGCCAGCCAACGCGATAGTCATCACGTCGCCCGCCGCCACCTGCCGGAACTCCTGCGCGTCAATCTGCCCAGCCGTAGCCAAATCATAAAATTCAGCCTCAGCATAAACGGACGTGTGAACCTTCCGGCCAGACCGCTTATCCGTGATCCGCCGAATCCGGTAACGCTCCCCCTCCACCTCAACGAATCGCTCGCTAGTCAACGTCGAAGCGTACTTATGAGTCGCGGGCAAAGTGAACTCAAACTTATGCTCGCCGTTCACCTCAGACGTGACCACAGCACCCAAAGAATCAATGATCACAGTCACCGGCACATCGTTACCGTCACAAAGAATGATCGGAGCATGCGGATAATTCGGAGGCGCGCCAGCTTCCCACTCACGCGCCGTCACCGTCACCGTGAAAGTACGCGAAACCTTGCGCCCAATTTCTTCAGTCAAAGTAACCGTCACTTGACCGTCGCCGACTTCGAAGCCCGAGGCTAAAGTAAGCACCGAACCTGAGATAGTCGCCGAAGCGACAGGCGGCGTGCTAATACTCCACGACGGCGCACCCTGATTAGAGAACACCAAAGGAATATTGACCAGGCCGCCCTGTTCCAAGGTCTGATTCGGGATAGCTTCAAGCGTCGGCGCTGGCTCGCTCGGAACGTCCACCGTGAAACCGCTGAATGACTGGCCAACCGTCATCGGCACAGTCCACCGCAACAGGCCATTCAACGCGGCGGGAAGCTGCGAGCCCGTCTGCCACGTCGCGCCAGCGTCAGTAGACCAATAAGGCGTAACCTCAGCCGGTGCGCCCGTAACGACAGGCTGAGCGCTCCACGAAACCCGCTCAGCACCCGTCGAAAGGGTGCCCGCAACTTGGGCGGTAATAGATGACTCGCTCAACGTGTAGCGTGTCCGATTCGCGTCCTTTTGCCCGTCTGCCCATTTGCCAAGAGCCACCGAATCAACGAACCCTGGCAGGTCGAAACTTGCCCCAGGGTGAGCTACTAGCGCTTCGTCAAAAACGCCCGTAGTCCAATACCCAGCAGACTGCAAAGCGTACACATCAAGATCAGCCGTCGAAGCCGGGTTAGGCGTACCAGCCAAGGCGCGCACAGGGCCGATCCAAGACGCGCCAGTTTCAGCAAGCACGCTGAAAAGCTGCGAAGTCTGCGCACCATAATCAAGCAACTGCCCAACAAACTGCCAACCGAGCGTCTGCACCCAAGGCGTATCCTCATACTGGTCAAGCAAGCTAGCACCAGTCGAGCTATACACCTGGTGACGCAACCGGCCACTAGCCGCCGTCGCCAAGTACGCAACCGGGCTAGAACCGCCTCGCGTAGACATGAGCGGAGAATGTGCCATGACGTAACTTTGGCGCGTCCACAAGCCCATCAAGAGCTTTCCATTGGAAGGCCACAAGCCACTGAAATGAGGAAGCTTGAAACCACCCTGATCAGTCGCCGGATTTACCTGATTCAAACCCATCTGGTAGCCCCACTGGCCCGCAACGTATCCATCATTCGCGCCGCCGACCACGCGTTGCCACATGCGCGAAGGGGTCACAGCATCCGCATAATCCAAGCCCGAGGCTGGCGCGATACGCTGCAACGCAACAGGATTCAAATCAGGGTATGAAGTCGGAACCTCCCCAGACCACGAAAAACGGTTATCCCACAAAAGAGCCCCCTAAATCCTGCGCGCATTCGCATACAAGCGACGCGAACCCGTAGGCGCGCCCGGCACCGAAACACTCACCGTCTGCCCCGGCGTAAACGACGCACGGCGAAAATGACTCATAAAACGAACGATGCTGGCCAACCTCGCGCCCGTCGTCGCATCCTTTTGATAAAACTCCATCGCCTGATAATCCAAAACGTTCGTGCGCCCCGAAGTCGTAGCCGAAACCACAACCTCAAAGCCGCCAACCTTCACCGTCGCCTGAGCGCCAGATGGAAACTCAATCTGCGGATAAGCAACCGTATTTCCACGATCCAAAGTGAACGAAAGCGACGAAGCGAAACTAACCGGCACCTGTTCGGCCTCCATCGCCGCCGCATCGCCCACCGTCTCGAATGAAACATCAGCGCGCAACGTGAAGCTCTTACCGCGATGCCAGCCAGCACGGCGCCAGTCGATCTGGCCCGAAACCATGACTTCCCACCACTGCCATGCCGTATCCAGCTCGGCAATCAAGCTCTGCGCGCCACGGTGCGGGGCAATCAAGCCCACGAAATTATCGCGTCGCTCTGCAGCCTGTTCCGGCGTAGACCCCTCGATAAGAACGTCAAAAGTGAACGCCGTGTGAGACTGAGAAGCGCCGTAGAAATACCGCGCATCCCGGCCTTCTGTGTCCTCAGTTTCCAAAGACAACCCGCCGAGTGACGGCCACTCAACAAGAGTCGCCGTCACCCCAGCCAGGCTATTTGTATCCACGCCACCGAAGATAAAACTCAACTCACCGGCCCCCCTAGACTTACTTTGCCGTTGGATCGGTTGGAATTGCTTCCCCGAGCGTAAAGACCCTGAGAAATGTCGCTAACTCCAATATCTGCCTGAACCTCAACCGGGCGCTCAGCCAACTTTTGAAGCGCGTAGATAATCCGATCAACGTCGCCGGAAGCCATGCCCCCGCCGCCGCCTTCCGGCACGTGCTGAGATAGCTTCGACAATGGAATGACAGCTTCCGGCCCGGCCTCGCCCACAACCGCAAGCGTCGGCTTCGTGACAACGCCACCCTTTGCCAACATAGGAATGTTCGGCACAGACCAGCCGCTGCCACCCACACCAGGAACCCAGTCCGGGATAGTAAAGCTGATCTTTCCGACCGTGTTATTCCAGAATCCGGCAATCGAATTGAACGCATTGCGGAACGGGGTCATGATCGCATCGCCGATTCGTCCAAAGATCCCTGAAACCGTGGATACGGCGCCAGAAAAGAAGCCCATAATTCCATCCCAAATATTCGAGACGGTGGTCTTCACGAAATTCCAGCCGCTAGACCAGATAGATTTGATCGTGTTCAGAATGTTTGAAATGTTCGTCTTGACGTTATTGATGTAAGTCTTGACGAATCCAACAATGCCTTCCCAGACTGACTTCGCTACGCTCTTGATGCCGTTCCAGACGCTTGACCAAATACTCTTGATCGCATTGATTACCGTCGAGATGACCAGCTTCACCGCATTGATGTAGCCCGTAACGAAAGCCACGATTCCAGCCCAAACCGCCGAAGCCACAGTCTTGATCGTGTTCCACACGCTCGACCACGTTGCGCTAATCGCTGAAACGACATTCGCAATAACAGTCTGCACGCCAGTGATCGCCGAACTAATGAAGCCGGTAATCGCATCCCAAACAGACTGCGCAAACGAAGATACCGCGCTCCAAACAGCAGACCACGTATCACTAATCCAAGTTAGCGTTGAACCGATAAAGTCACCGGCAACCTGAATCGAAGTCTGAATGAACCCCCAAACCGCATCCCAAATGGTCTGGAAAAACTCGGTTTGAGTCGCAAGGTAAACGATGCCAGCCACAAGGGCGACAAGGCCAAGGACAACCCATGTGATCGGGCTTGCCAGCAGGGCCGCATTCGCCGCCCAAATGCTCGTAGTCCACGCCACAACAGCCGCAACCAGAGTCACGCCGATAATTCCCGCCACAATGCCGAGAACCCACTGATTCTCACCCAGCCAAGACCCGAACGCCTGAATGCTCGGCATCATGTCAGTAAGTGCCGTGGAAATGGTGCTAAAAATACCCGAGGCCAACGGCTCTAGCGCCAGCGTCGCATTATTCTTGACCACATCCCATTGCTGGCCAAAGCTCATAGTTTCCTCAGCAGTGCCAAGGATCGTGTCCGCGGTCTGCCCTGCAGCCTTGCCAAGGTCATCCATGTTTATGGCGCCGGACTCCAACGCCCCGATGAACTGCGAGGCGCCGCGAGTACCGAACACCTCAGATGCCAAGTCCAGCGCGGCCGCCTTGTCGCCGGATTCAATGAATCCGCCAATCTCGCTTTGCACACGCTGGAACGCCTCGGCTGGCTCTTCGCCGTCCTTGGCAAGGTTGACAAGCCCCCGAGACATGGACGACATGACCTGAGTCGAGTTCAGGCCGGCCTTATCCAGCGAACCAATCAGCACAGCAGTCTCTTCGAAGCTGAACCCGAGCGCCTGAACAGCCGGAGCATTCTCGGATACCTGAGAAGCCAAGTCATTCATGCCAACGCCTGTAGCCTGGGATACCTGAAAAAGGTGATCCATCGACTTAGAAACGTCGTCGCCCTCGATCTTGAAAGCACTAAACGCCGCGGAAGTCTTGCCAACGTCCACGGCCTCACCGAGGATATTGCCCGCTTGCAGGTACTGCGCCGCGACGGTTTCCATCGTCTCGCCCGATAGGCCCATGCGGGTGTTGATATCGGCAACCGCCGTACCAATATCGCCGAACTCATTCGGTACCGTCTTGCCAACGTTCTTGGCAACCTGCACCAGACCTTCAAGGTCATCACCCGTCGCCCCAGTGCCGACGCGAATTGAGTTAGCCATTTGGTCGAACGTGTCGCCAATTTTCCACATGCCAGCAAACGCGCCTGTGACAGCCGCCGCCGCACCGAGCGCAACTAGGCCTTTTTTGAACGACCCGGAAAACTTGCCGCCCGCGCTCTTGCCCGCCTGCTCCCCCGCCTTATTCGCGCCGGGGGTCAAGACGTCGGCAATCGTTCCCTGCGCACCCTCCATCGACGGAATGAGATGGACGTAAGCCTGAGCAATATCAACGCCGCTACCAGCCATTTAGACCCCCTTCGGGCATAAAAAAAGACCCCAAAGGGTCAATTGGATTCCCACCAGTCATCGAACTGGCTAATCGGAATAGGGTCTTTGCCGAACGAGCGCGAACCGTTTTCAGCGCCGGGGCGGTCAATCGGCTTCGGATGCGGCGCATTTTTACGCCCTGCACGCTGCCAATTTCCCTCGGCGAGCATGTCGCCAATGAGCGCCAAGAGCTGCGCATTGACTTCACCGTTGGCCCAAGCGGCAACCTCTGGATGCATCGCACGCGCAATAGCCGAACCGGCCGGAGCATGACGCACAATCACCCAAAGGTCACGCCACGAGAGCTCAAAAGTGCCAAGGTCATCTATGTGCTTCCCGAGAGTCAGCAGATGATACTCAATGGCCTCGCCATACTCCCTTAGGAGCTGGACGAGGCCGAAGATTCCCCCAACTCAATGTTGGAAACCCGGCCCCATTCCTGCATGACTTCCTGAATTTCGCCCTTAGTGCCAGCGGCGTAGCAACCCGGCGCGTACTTCTCGAAAAGCTCACGCTGAATTCGAGACAGCGACGCCAACATATCGGGGTCAAAATCATCAGGCAGAACCGGCTCTTCACCCGAAGCGCTCGCCAGTTCCTTGGCTTCCTGAATCTTCTTGATCATCGGCTGCGCAGTCGTCGCCGCTTCCTCTAAGCGCTCGGCCAAATCGGCGCTAATGTACTGGCGCAACGGAATGGAAAACTTCTTCTTGGAACCGGAGAGCTGAAACTCAAAAACGTTCTGCTTGAAACTAGGCTTGAAAACCATTTGCGGGAACACCTTTCAAAAATTTGGAATGGGAGCGCATTAGAAAAAGGGTGAGCCGGGGAGCGCTCCCGCATGAAGAAACCCCGGCCCACCAGCCTGTTAGGCGGAGAAAACCCCGTCATCGGTGTAGATGTGAACGTTGTATCCGTCCGCATCTGGGAACGTCTTTAGCGTGATCGGCCAAGTGATCGCGTTCGTCTTCGTGAACGCAACTTCGCCCTGCTCAGACACCTGGCCGTCAGGCACCACAATCAGCACCTTGGCTTTGCCGTCCTTGACGCGGAACTGCCACGGCTTACGCGGCATATCCGTAGCGCCCATGGAAGCCTTGATGATGCGGCCCGTGCTGTCAGTTGCCGGGGTGACCGTCACATTGTCGTCGCCGAAGTAGTTCTTCAACGCCGCTTCGTTCGTCTCCAAATGAGCCCACGCCAGAGTGCCGTTGAATTCCTCCAAGATTTCCTTGATGGTCGCACCCGACCAGTCTTTGATCCCGGTCATTGACCGTTCGGGGGTCAGCGTGAGTCCGTCCTCGGAGATATACCCCGAGTCTTCCCAATCGGCCCCGGCCGCCTCTCCCGGCGCAGTCGGCAGAACAGCTTCTGGGCCACCCGAAAGGATCGCCCCGGTGGTTGCCTGATCCGGCCCACCTACAAGAACATTCTTGGCATCAATAGCCATGGTTATTACCCCTTCCGGGCATTAAAGAACAACGCCACGCACCGCAATTTGGTACGTGGCATAAAAACGTGAGTGAGTTGGAGCGCGAGGGCTAAGCGATCACCGCATGATGGACATGGATAGCCGCATTGAACTGATACCGAAACAGGGTCGGCTTGTCAGGATGCGGAAGATTGACCGGAAGGTTTGCTTCCACCTCGTAGAACTGCACCCCATCAAGAAAAAGACCGTCCAAGCCCTTGACTAGCCCCCACACCCGTTGCGCCAGCTTGATCGCTAAAGCCTCGCGCTCGCCGTAGCAGTCAAAGACCAGCCTCGGGCGACCGGACACCAGCGTTGCTTCGGGGCCACCCAAAGAGAAAGCGACCAAAAAATTCTTGTCGTTCGTCATCTTTGAAGAAACGGGTACGCCCGCCAGCGGTTTCAGGTACTCGCGCACCAGGTACTCAACATCGGCAGGAGCTTGCATTAGCCGCCACCAAGTGCGCGCAACAGTGTCGCGTTGCGTGCATTGTCGATAGCGGCCTCTGTCGTCTCTGTGCCAATGAAGACACGGGCGCGAGTCTGCCCCCGAGTTCCTGCCACGGCTTCATAGCCCGGCCCGGCGCGGTTGGCGATCTTCTGCCCTTCACTCATAAGTAGGCTGGCAACAGCCGGGTCATTGAGTAGCGCCCGAGCGCCCGCGCTTTTCAGCTTGACCTTGATTTTTCTAGCCATCACGCCTCCGCAATCGAATTCGAACGTGGTCAGTACGCAATCCGTAAATCCACGGCTCAGGCTCGCCAAGTAGCACGAACTGACCGTCAGTAACGGGAAGCTCAACCCTTGCGCGACGTGGCACCATGGCAGTCTCGGGAAGGTAGACCGTGAAGTCAGCGACCACACCATCAGCATGCTCAAAGTCGCGGCCACCGTTCCCCGGCTGCACAGAACACCCATCAATCGGCGTGCGCGTCGGAACCGTCCAGCTCTCCACCGTCTCCCCGCGCTCCACAATCTCTTCGGGCATGAGCACGACAACAGTCTGGTTAGCGAATCGGGGCAACATTACGGCAACCCCGGCACGATCATGAACGCCTTGCGGCCACTCTTCCCGCTACCCAAAAGCGCCTTGTCATCCTTCGTCAGATACAAGTTGCCGTTCGGGTTGCTAAACGAAAGGCCAGTGCTCACACCGCCCGCGGTTTCGTTGCGCGATGCCACGCCCTCAACATCGTTGATAGCTGCGAGCAAGGCACGCTTGACCATTCGGCAAACAATGAGCTTGGGAACTTCCGCGTCAAGCTTCCCTGTCGAAATTCGCCCGTCAATTCCGGGGTAAAGCTTCCGAAGGACAATCGAAGACTCTTTGAGCTTCTGATCCCCCTCGGCGTCATATTCGGTCGGCATGCCCGGCCAGTGAGAGCGCAAGTCTTCAATAGTTGCGAATGGTACGGCCATGCTTAGACCTGCTTACGCGGGCGCCCACGCTTAGGCGTTGCGGGCTTAGTGAAGTCTGGCTCGCCCGATTCCTCAGCGGTAGCGTTTTCGTCGCTCTCCGCCGATTCTGCGCCCTCGCCTTCGGCAGGGTCAGACTTATCCTTCTGATCCTGCTCGGCCGCCGTGCGAGCCTCTGCAAGAATGGCCTCAGCATCCACCTGGGCTTTGGCGATGATGCCCGCCGCGTCATTTTCAGCGCTAGCGATGACTAGCGCGGCCTGATCCTCGGTAGGGTCGGCAACAATCTCCACGGCAACGGGGTTTGGCGCGGGTTGCTTGCCAGTCGCCCAATCAGGCAACTCTTCACCCGGTTTGAATTCATGAAGGCGGCCAGAGACGTCCAAAGCGGACGCATGGCCAAGAGAAATGATCCCCATTACGGGAACCTCCTAAAAGAATAAGGAAACGCCACTAGGCCGCCTGAATATTCAGACGGCCTAGTGAAATCTCATGCTTAGGTGAGAGCCAGACCCGAAAGGGTCAGGTTTGCGTTCGGCACAACCGGCAACGCGATAGCAGATGCCTTAGTCCACTGCGCCACCGGGTCGTTATCCGAGTACGAACCAACCACGATGCCCGGCGCCTCGGTCGAGTCGATGCCGTAGTTCTCGTCCAGCGCCTCAGCAGTGACACCCCACAGGGTTTCGCCGAGCTTCTTACCGGCAGGCGGCAAGAACAGGATGCGCTTTGGGTCGAGGATGGACTGAGCAACCCCTTCTTCTACCTCCACCTGCGCATCGTAAGTTACGAGCGTCGGCAGTCGGAACGAAGCCAGCAGGGCATTCAAGGCATCAATGGTGACGATGTTCTGAGTCGAACCGGCAGGTAGGACATACCCGCGGATAGCGCTGTTTCGCATCAGAACGGAAACCAGCTGCTCGGAGGCCAACATTTCGGCCGGGCGCACGCCGTTGGTCGCGACGTACACACCGACCCATGCCAGTAGGTCGTTGATCGGGTCGGAATCGGCCTGATCCCAGCGAATGATCGCGGTCTGCGAGTGATTCGCTGCGCGCCCGAAGTCGGCTTCGAGAGCGAGCCCGTTCTCAGACACCGTAACCGAGCCATTCATCAGCGCGTCGCCGCGGGCAATTTCGAGTCGGGCCTTAATTGCCGTTGCCAGCTCAACCGCGTCATTCAAGATTGCATTCTTGATACCTTCATCAAGCTTGCGCATCTTTAGGCGGTCGTACTCACCGAGGCGGCGCTTCTCCGAAATTGGAGGAAGCTCACCGTGGATGCGAGAAATTCCGCGACGCCCGGAAATGGGCGATTCCGTGTCATACGAACGGTACGATGCCGCACGCGACAAGCCACCGCCACCAACCGACGCACGGAAATCAATATCATCCGTTGGCACGTCTGGAAGGTACGCGGACAGGCCGAACGCATTCTGCGGAAGGTCGGCCAAAGCCGAGCGGACATAACCAGTCAGCTCAGTAGGAGTGATGTAATCACTCGAAAGAACAAGCGACATAAGATTGCCTCCTTAGGCGAAGATGATTCGACCGGAGGCAGTAGCCTGCCCGGCTTCGTCAACGGATACGGGAAGCTTGGCTGCCTTTACGCGGCCATGCTCAAGAATTGCGCCACCAACCGGCGTTGCCGGATCGGCAGGAGCCTTAACCGTGGTGAACAGGAAGCCAGCAAGGTCGGCAAGCTCGGTCCAAAGGACATACGTCTCGCCAGACTTAGCCAGCGGCAGGCCAGACTTCAGCCAACCGTCCGGGTAATGAGTGTCCTTGGTGAATGTCGAAACGTCCAAGGTAATGGTCTGCGCAGCATTAGTGCCATGGGCAGAGCCGAGCCAAGACTGATCGTCCTGGCCGAAGGATTCACGCTTGATAGTGAGATCCACGATTCCCTCCTAAAGGGGTAAAAGAATTGATTATTTCTTGCGGCTTTCGTAGAGGTCGCGCCCAGCGTCCAAAGACCCTGCGGGCGTGCCTTTGCCCGACGCGCCTACACGTCGATTCACTCGGTTTCGTGCGTCCTTTGCGAGTCGCTCAGCGAGCTTCGTGCGCTTCTCCTCATCGGAGATTGAAGCCAACAATTCAACATCGGCTTCGTCAACAATTCCGTGAGTCGCTGCCAACGTAGAAACCTGAGCTTCGGCTTTCAACGAGGCAATCTCAGCGTCTTTAGTAGCAATCACCGCGTCTCGCTCAGATACGGATTCGGTCAGCGTCTCGTTCTCAGTGCGCAACGTATTTCGTTCGTCGCGAGCCTTGCGAAGATCGGCCAGAACGGCTTTCTTCGATTCGCCCGATTTGAATTCGTCGTCGGACTTATCCGCGTCCGCATCTTCACCGGCCGCGTCCTCGCCTTTGCCTTCCGAATCCTTGTCGCCGGATTCCTTCGACTTGTCTTCGTCCGGCGCTTGCCCCTCGGATTCTTTCAAGTCCGTAGCATCGTCGGATTCGTTCGATTTGTCGGAATCGTCCGAACCAGTGCCGTCGTTACCTTCAAGGAACCGTGCGCCCTGCATGCCCATCGCGGACATGTAATACGGCAACGGCTCATAAGTTGGCATGACAGATTTCAGCATTGCTACCTCCACATTTTGTTTGCCGTCTCGGCGGTTGAACCCGGCACCATCTAGGGCGGGAAAATAAAATTACGGGCGATCAGGCGCCCTGACGCTCGGCGAGCAGTTTTTCTGGGTCATACCCGTACTCGACGCGTGCGCGGGTTTCTTCCCACACCGGCATCGCATGGCACCGGCAGCCGCCGTGAAAGCGGGTCATCTCACCGTCTGCGCCCTGAGTTTGATCGACAGTGCCGCGAGAGTAAACGAATCCACGACTGGCAAGCATCAGGCAGAAATCGCAAGCACCAGGCTCAGGTACGCGAGCAAATGCCGCACCGTCACGAGCAGAGTTATTCCACACCGTGTTATGCCCCGGCGCCAACGAGTATTCGTTAGCGATCAGCAACATAAAGTCCGCGAATTCCGAAGTCTGGCCAGTGAACAGGTGACCGGCCTCGCGAGTTGCGAAACCAATCCGGGCGTTCACCTGTTCGATCGGCAACGGCGGGGCTAGCACTGATCGAAACGGGCCAGGCAGGCCATTGGCTGCGCGAAATCCTTCGAACCATTCAGCCGCCGCCGTTGCAGAAACATCGCCCCACCGCTCAATCAAGGGTGGAACAAGTTCAAACAACGCCGCACGAGCCGAAACCGGATTATCCAAATCGATACGCGCCAAAATTCGACGCAAATCAGCCGCAACCCGACGCGAAATGTCGTCATTCGCGGCAGGTAAGCGGTTAAGGACAGCCCGTGACATTACGAATCCTCAGGAGCACTAGGTGCCGGAGGGCGTTCGCCGGTCACGTCGCCGCCAACGAGGCGATCTAAGACCGAACCAGCGTTCGACTTCCGCATGTATTCCGTGTTGCGCTTGATCTGATCATCAGACAAGCCGTAAAGCTCCATAGCAAGTTCAGGATCACCATCAGGGAACGCTTGAACATACTTCAACGCCGCATCGGAACGGGCCGCGACAGTAGGCGTACCAGGATCAGCGAAACGAATCGACAGGCCACGAGTGACACGCTCAATCGCCGCGAACGATGTTGCACGCTTTACCGCTAGAACCTTGCGCGCAAGATTCAGCATCGCCGATTCGTAGGAAAGCTCAATCTGATACTCGATCAGTGAGAGCATGTCGGCCTCGGCTGCTCGAATAGCATCGGCCGAGGCGGGCTGATTCTCCTGAATGCCCAAATAGCTCATAGGCATCGAAGTTTCCGAGGAAACTTGCAAACCAATTGACTTGAACATCTCAGAATGCGGTTGCATCGAAGCCTGAGAAAGCTGTTGCAACTGCGCCCGAACTAGCTTGCCCTCTTCGTCATCCCACACGTCAGGCAAAGCCCACACGCCGCCCGTGATCGCCTTCCACAAGTCGATTCGGTTGCCGCTTTCATCGGTGAAGTGCTCTTCGCTCGCGCCAAGCAAAGCCCGTTGCGGAGCAGAGAAGAATTCAGCCGTGACTTCCATGCGTAGCAGGGTGCGCACGCCGCGTTCCATTGCGCCAATCAGCGGGCGGGTGATGCGCGAACGCCCGAACGGGCGGTCAACATCCCAATCCCAAACGAACGGCTCACAGCCAACCACGTCATGGCCTTGGCGCGCTTCATCGACGACAACCCATCGACCATCGACGCGATCAATCGCCAAAATCCAACCGGGAACGTGCATATTCACGCTGTTGCCGCTCACTACTTCAAGAGCCGCCGTCACGATGCCCGTGCGCGAGTCTTGAATGCAAGTAGCTTGCATGGCGGTTCGCACAACGATGATAACCTCAGGGTCACCAGCACTAGTGTCACCGCTCGCGGTGAAGACGAACGCCGGGCCATGCCTCAAAGATGACTTGATAGCGCCACGCAAAGAACGCGACACATAGCGCCCGTCGAAAACCTCTTGCAGTTCGTCAAGCTCAGTTCCATTACCGGGAAGGCGGAAACCCTCAGGGCGAATGCGCGAACTAGGAACCGATACGGTTTTCTCGCCCCAGCCGAGCGGTGTCTGGAAATCCACCATATGAGGCGGAACCGAAAACCCGACCCGATCCAACCGGCGCTTAGAATCATGCAAGTTCCGGCGCAACTGATTACGTGGCGAGCGTTGCCGAATGGTGCGCAGCATCTCTTCAAACTTCGATCGCTCCGAAGCGTCTAGTTCACGTAGCACACGCACCACCTCCAATCACAAAACCACCGCATGACGCTTCCGCGAAGAGCCACCATCAGGGCCACCGCTAGAACGCTTACGACGACCAAATTTGACCGAACCATAAAGCGCGCAAGTCGCGGCCATAGTCGGCATAAGATCAACTTCCAAATCCGAGCGATTCCACTTGAAAGAACCCGGTCGATTCTTGATCGGCTCTTTCACCGTGGATTTCATAGACACAAAGAAATGCTCTTGCTCGACAAACCACGTAATCGAACGCTCACGCTTTACCGCGTGATAAAGCTGCCCGCAAGCCTGAATGAATTCGTTCGTGTCAAGAATTCGAACGGTAAGACCCCGCTTTTTCAGCGGCGCTTCGAGCAAGTCACGCGCCGGGCTGAAAGCATCCATAACCACAGGAACGCGCCTTTTGCACCGCTCCCAAAGCCAATTGACAAGAGCGGAAATACCCTCTTCGCTAAATGGCGAGTTCGCCGCAAGCTCTAAGTGGGTTTTCGTATCCCCTGGCACGGCCGCGCAAATTGAAACCTTCGTTTTCTCGGGATTCATATCAACCCCAAACGCGGACACCGGCAAATCATGGTCGAGTTCATCGGCGCCAACCTGCAGCGCCTTCAAAACCTTTTCAGAGAACGCAAGTTCCAACACCTCGGCGGGCGAAGGGAACATGTTCAGGCGCTCGCGAGCAAACGACTTAGCAGACCACCGTTCCATCTCGCCTTCAATCGTGGACTCGGCTAAACGAATCCCGAGCGCCGGGTTACCCTCAGCCCAATTGCGACGGTCGCGAACGAAAGCTTGCAATTCAATCTCGGTCATCTTGTCGAGCTCGCCTTGTGGCGAATGCTCAACCCATGCCGTGCGCTTCGAACGGCCCGTAACCGCTGCAGAGCGAACGCGAATGAACGGTTCGCCGCGCTCCCCCACAACCTTCGGAGGCGTGCCCATATAAACGGTCACCGGGTCACCCGAAGGTGAAGCCGAAGTAGTAGGCTCTAGCGCTTCCTGTTCATCCTCTTCATATTCCTGCGCTTCATCAACGATCAGGAAATCAAAAGAGGAACCACGGCCAGCGCCGCCCGTGCGAGCTCCGAGCTCAATAAGTCCACCGTTCGAAAGCTCGATTGCTTCCTGCCCGTTGGTCTTTCGAATCTCGACAACCATTTGGTTTAGCTCGGGGTACTTCGCGTTAGGGTCATTCACCTTGCGCCCGAAGAACTGCATTAGGCGCTTGAACGCCTTGCGCGCCGAGGTGAGCAAATGCGAGGTGTGCAAAATCTTGTACCCCATCATGACAAGCAAATAAAGCTCTACAGCCTCAAGCGCGCCATTCTTGCCATTCTGCCGAGCAACTGACAAGCCCCAAGTGGAAGCCGCCCAGCGCCCCTCGGGGGTCATGCGGAACCAAATGCGAACCGTATTCGCTTGCCACTCATCAAGAGTCAAGCCATAAGCCGCGGCAAGGTCGATACAAGCCTCAGCGTGAACCGTCGAAACGTTCGGGCACTTCGGCGAAATCTGATAGCGCGCAACCTGAGAGCCAACCAAAGACAAGGAGCATCACCTCTTAGCCGCTCTGAGCCGCCACGCGGGCACGCATCTTATCCAGCGCCGTAACGCCTGTCGGAAGCGGGGCCGCGGGTGCGCCCTTCGTTGCCGTAGCCGTCAAGCCGTAGCGAGAAATCTTTTCAATCAAAGTCGCGAACGCCGTTTGCTGCTGCCGGGCCTCGCTGAGAACATTCTGGAATTTGACCTCAACCGTGAAGGGCTCGCCGTCATCCTCGGGGAAATCAAGCCGGAACTGCATCAATTCCAAGACGCCTTTGCCCTGAATAATGTTGTCCAACTCGTTCAGCCGGTCAGCCGTTCGGGCCGCCTCCAAAACCAAAGCATCGCGACCAACCTCGCCCGTTTTCAGAGCCTCCCAAAGCTCTTGACCGCGCTCACCTAAACCGAAAACATCCATGCCGAGAACCTCCAAAAAGACCAAAAGGCCAAAAATAAAGAAATCCCTAGTCAGCCTGACAATCAAGCTCGGGGGGATATTTTCGCTATGCCAGGTGGGGCGGGGCTGGGGTGGGGCAGGAACCTCCTACCCCCTACCCTTCAGGCTGTGGATATGTGGATAACTGTGAATAACTTATGCACATTTGGGGATAACGGGGTTTACCATTTTCGGCTTGTCCGTAGTGGCTTGTTTGCCATTACGGTTTTGACCTTTGGTGCTTGCCGGTTTCCTTTGCTGATGTTGCATGTTCGGCAGATGACGATCAGGTTCGAGGGGTGATCGCTTCCGCCTTTTGAGTATGGGATCATGTGCTCGACTTGTGCGCCGTTGAATGCTCGCCGGTCTTTGTAGTTGAGGCGTTGCTTGCAGTAGAGGCAGTTGGTTTGGCCTCGGTCTTGTGCGTCGCGTATGACTAGGCGTGCGGTGTTGAGCCATGCGGTTGTGCCGGTGCGTGAGGTTGCCATGCTTAGGCTCGCGTGAGGATTGGCCCGTTGGTTGTGTCCAGCGCCGGGATTAGGTGGAAGGCGTCTTCCTCGGTCATGCCTCGGCCTTGGATGATTGCTAGGCCTAGGTTCTCGCCTCTGAGGTTGCGAGCCTGGCGGGGGAAGAGGATTCTCGCGCCGTTGGTGAGCGTTATGGATTCTTGCCCGTTCATCATTCGAACGCTGTCTACTATCTCGACGGGTAGCAGGTCTGTGAGCTGGCGAATGATGGCCGTTAGTGCTTTGTGGGATTCGGGGATGATCGCGATGTTTCGGCCTGATGCGATTTCGTGCAGCATCGCGTCAATGCATGGCTGGCTGAGCATTTCGTTTTCCCCTTTATCTAAGTAGGTTCTCGGCAGGGCGAACCGCTATCGCAAGGAGTAAATAGCGTTTGTGGTGTCCGTCCTTTACGCCTCGGTCGCCCACATGGAAGGCGCTGAGGTTGTCGCTTGACCGAGAAGTGTAGTGACGGCGTTGACTCACCCTACTCGCATGGACGCTTAGTTAGGGGTCACGCCGTCAAGTGCCGAAGCCGTGATTCGAACACGGAACCTACCGCTTACGAAACGGTTGCTCTACCAATTGAGCTACAAGGGCATTGGGCAGATTGGCAGCTTGCCCAGGCTGAGTTATTACGCTGCTATGAGCTGTTTGCGTCTCTCCGCTTTCCAGCGGCGCATGTATTCGTTTTTGCGAGCTCGACAAGGCGCGCACTTGCAATTTCGCTTGCCAGATTCGCCGCCACCGTGTTCTACTGATTTTTCCTCAGCGCTCTTTTGAATGTGGCAGGGTTCGCAAAGCAATTGGCATTTGGCGAGCTCTGGAATCAGGACAAGCGGGCTTGCATCCCATCGCTCGGCAATAGTGAATTTCTTTGTTCGCGGGTCGATGTGATCGAATTGCAAATTCGTTTGGGAATCGCATTTGGCGCAATGCCCGCCGAGTAAGCGAATCATTGCTTTCATTCGGCTTTGATAGCGTCGTGCGCGATATGCCGAACGTCCTTCGGCTGTTTTCCAATCCATTTTGTCTCCTGAAACACGAAAACCCCGGCGCAGGAGTACGCCGAGGTTTTCTAACCCGAGGAGCTACCTCGGGATTCTTTGAAAGTTTATTGATGCCCGCTCTGCTGTTGAGCTACAAGGGCGTTAACGCAAGAAAGGCGGTCACTTTGGGGAGTGACCGCCTTTCGGGCATAAAAATAACCTCCACCGTATTCGGTAAGAGGTTTGGAGGGGAAACACTTTTCCCCTAGAAATGAGGGTAACAGATTTTTTGTTTACTCGCGAATCTTTTGGTGTGTGGCGAGCAGGTCTACTGGGAAGTAGAGTCTTCGCTCTTTGCCGCCGATCCCGATTCGGTCTAGGACGTATCGGAGTAGTCTTCGATCCACCCAGTTTTCGAATGTTTTTTTCACGACGTTCACACCCATTTGTGATTGTAGGGTTTCCCTAGCTTCTCTTGGCGGCATTGGTGTTTCGCGGAAGTATTGTTTCCTTTCGGCGCGTAGTTGTTTGAGGTCATACCAGGTTCCGCATTCGGGGCATTCGGTACTGTCTGCGTCGGGGGCTGCTGTTAGTTCTCCCCCGCATGTTGCTGGGTCACCCCATTGGTATTCTGCCGTGCAGTTCCCGTATGCGTGTTTTTCCATGGGGTTGTCGATGGCTCGTTCGGCTTTGTCGAATAGTCCTTCGAGCATGTCGAGGAAGTTTCCGGAGAATTTGTCTTTGGCTAATGTTTTTGCGTTGAGCGGGAGCATTTCGCCTTGTGGTGTTAGTTCTACCCAGAGTCGGAGTGCTGCGCGTACTTCGAGTGCTCCGACGCGGATTGGCATGACTGGTTCGGTGCTCATGCCGTCGCCGCCTTCGCGGTTGCGTGGGGCGGTTGCGTCGAGTCTGGCCATGGTGGTGAATAGTTCGTCCATCATGTCGGGTACTTTGTCGAGCCATGCTTGCAGGTCGCTAATGCATGAGTTGCAGAGGTAGAGGTTTGTTGGGTTTGCGCAGTCGGCGGTTGTGCATTGGGTCATTCGTGTTTTTCCCGTCCGTCGAGTGAGTGGTGGGTGTAGAGGTTGATCCCGTTTTCTCGTTCCCAGTGCACTCCGCATGGGCAGTGGTCTGATGGGATTTCGTGGATGATGTGGTCGTTGTTTGGGAGTACGTGTATTTCTTTTTCGTCGTTGTCGTCGTAGATCCATTCGACGATTGTCCAGTTTTTGGGTGGGTCTGGTTTGCGGAATAGGTTGATGAGTGGCGCGAGCAGTTGTTTCAGGCTCATCGTTTCCACCATTTTCCGCAGTTGCATTTGATTTCTGGGCCCCATGGGTAGCCGGGCATGAATTGGCGTTGGATCTTGTGACCTTTGAGCTTGTGCCACCACTTCATAGGATTGTTTCTTTCGGGGTTGCTTCGAATTCGGCTTCGAATGTTTGGGTTAGGACTTCTCCACCCCAGGCTTTTTCCGTTTCGAGTGTGGCGGTTCCGATGATCAGTTCGTGCTTTGTGGTGCCGTAGTAGGTTTTGGCTTGTTCCTGAGCGTCTTTGATTACTTCGCGTACGTTTGCGCCTTTGGCTGTTCCAATGAGGTTCATTTCCGTTCCCTTCGTTTGCGTCGTTGCAGTTGTTTGGTGTGGTTGATTTGGTTGATGAATTTGGCAGTGGCGATTTGCCATCCTGCCGAATATGGGTCTCGATATGGAGTCTCGGCACGCAGCTGCTTTTCGCGTTCCATCGACCTTGCGATGACTATCCGGTATGTGCGGCGGGTGAAGTTCATTTGGCCGGTCCTACTAGCGCGTAGTTGGTTTTGCGGTCGATGCCGGATTCAGGCGCAAATGCTCTAGTCAAGTCTTCGATGATTTGCGCCCATGCTTGACCGGCCTTTGCGATTGCGTTGCCGATGTTTTGGAATCCTTGAACCATTTGCCGGGTTTGCCATGCGAGCGGGTTGAGTTCTCGGCGGCGTTTGTCGGTCTGCTCAAGGGCGTTTTTCATGTAGAGGTTTGCCATGCGGGGTTGGTTCGTTTCGATCATGTGAATCGCTTGGCTGATCAGTTCATCGGTAGTCATCGGGGTTGCCTCCTGTGATTTCGTGGATGCGGTCAATGGATTGCGCGGTGGATTCGGGGGCGCGGGTGTGCATTTGGTATCCGCGGATGCCACTGATGGTGATTTCGGTGGTCGAGTCCGTGATTAGTGTCCGGGTTATGTTTCCCACGAACACTTGTTGAGTTTCGTTTCGGTTTTCGATCTGAATTTCAGTGCCTGGGCTTTCGGTGTAGAACATGATCTGCTCACCGTCAGCCATCTCGACTGCGATACCGATTCGTTTGATCAGACACGGGTCAAAGGTTCTCATTAGCTCTCCTTGTACTTTGTTTCACAAGCTTTTGGGCTTGTCAGATGCGGTTTTGAGTGGATGGTTCGTCCGTGGATTGCTCGGATCTGGGCGAGCGCGTCTTCGTAGCGCTCGTATTCACCGAGGAGCTGCCCGTCGCGGTATTGGATCGACCAATAACCAAGCGGGCTACGACGGCAGATGAATAACGGGTTCATTCTGGTTTTCTCCTTCGTTTTTGGGCATAAAAAAGGCACCCACGTATGTGAGTGCCTTTCCTTGGCTTTAGCTATTCGTTGAGCCAACCACGATTTTCAGCTAATTTGACGTACTCAGGGTCGAGGTATTCGTCGTATCCGTTCATTATCCTGACGAATAATTCACGAAACTCTTCGCGGAGCTTTTCAGGTGGAAGTTTTTCCTCATGAAAGTCCCGCAAAATGTTGTGGACACCGTTGAATAGCTCATTACGCCCATATCTGAGATCCCCATCGTGGGGCGTATGCGTTCCTGCCTCAGCCATCATCATGGCTAGATCGTCTAGATTGGTCATTTCTCCAGAGCGTCCAGGGAGCGACCTCAGGATAATGAATCTCAAACTTTTTTTGCGCAATTGAACACTAGCCAGCCTCAAAGCTTCTTGATCGCCCGAACCAGCTGCGAATATATCGGCATGTGCACCGAGGTAGTCAAACAGCGACTCTTCGAGATTGCGCTGATGTTCCAAATTCGCACTAGCAAGAATCTGGTCATGATTTCGTTCCGTAGCCTTAACGCTTTCATCTTTCATGTGCTTTATCTGTGCTTGAGAACTTCTCCATGCAGCGATAGCAAATACTGCTAAAACAACTGTCGCTACAGCGCTTATCCACGTCGCCCACGTTTGAGAGTCGGCTGATGAGACAGGATTGGCTACACTACAAGACAATTCTTTTAGCTTGATTGCCGTCTCAGAAGGTATTCGACAAGTTATGGTATCCGCGGTGATCATGTCCTGATCCTATTCACCTTCCTGGATCGGTTCGAATGTGAAGCCTCTGCGTTGCGTTCAGAGTGCTTGCACGCTGATCATCGCGCCTGAGTTGTCACCCACCGCGTATCGTTTGAAAGTTTCCACTTCCGCTACTTGAGAATCGTCGCGGTAGATCCCGGCAGCGGTTAGACCATCGAGGATTGCCCTTAGGGTCTTGTCTACGTCCGGTTTGGTGGTGTGATGCTCCGGTGCTGAGGGTTTCAGTGTTCCGGCGTTGCGTCCGGTTCCGTAGTGGCCTTTGGGGCGCGGGAATCTGAATATCACTTCAACCCGCACTGCGCCGGCATATGGTGTGAATCCTTTCGGTTTAGCGCGTCGTGCTTGATGGGTGACAAGTGTTCGCCAGGGTTTCAGCGCTTTGGATGATTCGACTAGATTCGTTTTGCCGGTCAGCTTCCCGTTCTTCCTGACCGGCATCGCCGTTTTGGATCCTTGAGGGGCAGGGATACCGGACACGTGAAATAAGATCACTTTTCGCCTTTCTGGTTGTGTGTCTTGCAGTCTTGGGTGACTCCGACTTTCACCCCGCCGTATTGGCTGTGACTGGGAACGTGGCGCGTACCGTATTTACTGTTTCCTCGGCAGTCGCGGATCGGTGCGCCGGGTTGAGTGAACTTCTCCGGGTAGCCGTCTGGAATGTTCCATTTGTACGAATACCCGGACGGCTTGCTTTCGAGCACTGGCAGGTCGCGCCAACCAGTCCAGCAGTGGTCTAGGTGCGCTTCCCACGCCTGACTGGCCTGCGCATAGATCCCAGTCCAGTGTTCGCAGTCGTGGCAGTAGACCCGGTATACGAGGCTTCCGACGCACTGGCATCCCTTGCCCCAATGGGCGCTGCACCTAAGCTCCGCGTCATAGCAGGTCGCTTGATGTGCCGAGTCTTTTCCCGATGCTTCCTGAGCCGACCAACCCCGGTACGGCTTCCAGTTGCCCTTGTCCACGTGAAACTCTCGATGGTGAGCTATCTTCGCGTCGTACATCGCTTCTAGGTCACCGGGATCTAGGAATGTTCCAATGTCGCCCATTGGTGGTGCTTCTGGCGCGGGCTGTAACGCCATGAGCAAATCAAATGCGTCTATTTGACCGTCCATGGTGGGTCTCATCTATTTGCCTCCTTGCATGGGAAAAGCCGCTCAGTGTTGAGCGACTTGCAGTGATTTGATTGCTTGCTTTACGGCTTCGACTCCGGCCGGATTCGAGGGCGTTGCCGGGGTCATTCGTTTGCCTAGCATGTTGTCGGGGCGTAGGCCGGTTTTTATGTCGGCCCAGCAGCATGGGCAGCTGTGAGCTTCGAACGTTGAGTGTTCTTCGCACAATGGGCGAGGGGCGCTCTGATAACCCTTGCCAGCGGGTGCAGTGTCATCCCAGAACCGCGAGGGCTCGTGAATGAATCCCGGTGTCTGCTTGACGTATTCGCCACCACTGCCGGTTGCCGTGGCGTAGGCAACCGCAGCCCTGATTGCATGGTTGAAATCGTGTGCGGGTAGTCCGTTTCCTTGGTTGGCGGTTTGTAGGATTTTCGAGATGCTTGCGATTGCCCATTCAGGCCTTGATGCATTGATGATCACTGCCAGCCGTTCGCCTTGTGAGCGTGTGAGTATCATTTTTGTCTCCAATAATCAGCAGCAATTTGTTGCGTCCGTCGCGTTAACTTACGCAACGATTTGCTGCTGACTTTCTTTGAATTGATGACCAAAAACTAACTAAGCTATCGACGCTACGTAAGTACTTAACTTGGTCTTGGTCTTGGTCTTGGTCTTGGGCACTTTTTCGAACGGCGTTCTTCCATCGCCTATGACGCTTTTGGAACGCTGGCAGAACGGCGTTCTTTCGCCGTTCCCTTACTGCTCTTCACTCTTCGATTTGAAACGTTTTTTTCGCTCAGCAGCCCTTGCCTTTTCTTCGATGACTTGGGTTTTTATTCTTTGGTACTCCGTCCAAGATAAGAATTTCCATCCGTCCGGGGCGGTTTCCCATAGCCCTGCGGTGACTAATTTCGCGGCTAGTTGCTTACCTTTAGGCCACGAGGTTACGAACCATTCGGGCACCGCTCCGTCAGTCAGATAGTCGGTGCAATATGTGCCGGAAACGAGCCATAATCCGATCGCTTCGAGGCCTGCATTGCGAACTTTCGGATGCGAATGCATTTTGTCATCGGCATTGAACCAGGCCACTAGTCAGACCTCGCAATCTGTTTTAGGTTTTCCCAGTCAGCGGGAGGTATCTCGAAACATTCGAGGTAACCAGCACCCCGCGATCCGAGCTTTTCTGCCGCCTCACTTTTGTGCTCGTAGGCTCGGGGATAAAGTGCCGAGACCCTACGAATTAGCCAAGCCTCAGCCGTCACCGAATGACTCAGCTCTGCGTAGTTCGCTAGGTCTATCATTTGACCTCCACGCGCTAGCAAACGTGACCAGCGCCGCGAACTGTGCCACGTTTCGCCTATCTTCACTACGCCGTCGGGCCAGCCAATAACGTAGCGCTGAGGTGATAGGTATCGCCCCGCGGAAAGATGATTCAATGGGGTACTTATACGTGGCGGGTTCCAGTCCAAATGTTTAGTGGACACTTAGAAGCTCCTATTGGTTGGGCAGGCGAATTGGCATGAGTAGGTATCGGCTGCTACCGTCGCCTGGCTCGATGGTCGCTGGCTTCGCGCCTGCTGGTGAGAGCTTCACCTGATCGGTGTCGATGGATCGAAGAACGGTCAGGAGGAAGCTTGGGTTGAATGCAAGAATGAACTCTTCGTAAGAGTCTGTTTCGATAGCTACTGACGCGGCGTTGTCGCCACCGCCAGCGTCGAGCACGATCATTGAATCTTTGGCAGTGAGGCGTACTGGCGTGTTTCGTTCAGCCATGACGCTTACCGCGTCAACAGCGTCGATGAGTTCTTTTCGGTCGATGGTGTGGGTGTCGGTGCTCGCGTTGGTGAAGAGCGCCCGAACTTTCGGGTAGTCGCCACTGAGTAGGCTGATGCTGCTTGTGTAGGGGCCGGAGGTGACTCCGATCCGCGATGGCTCGCCGCCGTCCATGCTGATGTGTAGGGTGGTTTCGCCGGCGATGGTTTTGGATATGTTTTTGAGCCAGTCCGTTGAGACGGTTGCGGAGATTTTCATTTCCGCGTTTGGTTCCCAGTTGGTGTAGTCGGTACCGATCTTGTAGCGGTCGGTGGCCATCGCGTCGATCCGCTCCCCCAGTTCAAGGTGGATGCTTTTCAGGACGGGCAGGGCTTCGTCTGTTGATGCGCAGCCTTCGAGTGCGTGGATGAGCGTGGAGAAGTCGTTGCCGTTGATGGTACCGATATCTTCGGGGTTGCCGTTGAGGTTCTTCGGGTACTCGTTGGCGGGCATGATTGGCATTTCGAACTTCATGGAGCCTTGCGATAGGTACGCACGGTCTGATTCGACGCGGACTGTGACTGGCTTCTTCGATTTGAACTTGTTGACGGCTAGTCCAAGCATTTGCCCGTATAGGAGAGCCTGGCCAGACTGTTCAACGTCTACTGGTACGGCAACTCTTGAATAGCGAAGGTAATCAGATCCGCTGGCTCGCAGCTCGTGCGGTTGAACTTCGAGCAGTACGGCGCTCATGATAGGCGAGGTGGGCCGCCCAGCGATCGCGGTTTGTGCGAACCGTACGGCTTCTTTGAGGTCTGCGGGGTCGATGGAGAACTTCATGATTGTTTTCCTATTCGTTGTCGAGGGTTGGAACGGTGAGCGATACTTCTAGGCCCGCCGTTTGGATTGGGCCGCCGTGAGTAACGCTTACGTGTATTTCAGATTCGGTTTGTCGTAGTTCGAAGCCTGAAAATTTGGCTTTGCGTATGAATGCTTGTCGCTCTTCGTCGCTTCGGAATGCGAGCCAGGTATGCAGTGGGATGCCCCGGTATTCGTTGCCTGGCGCGTTGCCGAACTCGATGAGGTTTGCGAGCGCACGAAAGGCGTCGGCTTGCTTTTGTGGTGTGGTCATCGTCGGGTTCCTTTTAGGTAGATGGGCCGGCCTTGGTAGCCGATGCCGTTGCGGTCTCGCATGGTGCGTCCGATGGCTTGTTCGGCTACTGGGTCGCGGTAGAGTTCGCGCCCGGATTGTTTCTGTCGTGCTGTGCTGTGGCATAGGCAGGAACCGGACCGGCAAAACATGTGTGGTGCGGTGCCTTTGCAGAGTGAGCAGCATGGCGGGGTGTCGGTCATCATTTGGTCACCATGCGCACTTTGCGGTTGCGTCGATCCTTGTTTCGAGAGTTAGCGAGCTTGTCTTGGAATGCTTTGGAGCTCCGAAGGTTTTCTTCGTGGGAGGGCCGCGGCGTGATGACTTTCCTCTTAGTCGGCACGTTAGTTCGCCTCCAAGATGTGTTCGTTGATTAGGTCGGGTCGGAACGAGAACCAATCGGCTATGAGCACGTTGTGCTCGTCGTAGACCGTCACATAAGGCATTTCAGAGCGCTCGCCTAGTTCCTCTGCGCGTGCCCTGATCGCGGCGGCTAGAGGCTCGTTCTCTTTGGTCGATGCGTCGATGGTCGCGTATGGGATTTTCGCGTCATCGAGTTTGCGTTTGGTGATCCGGCATTTCTGGCAGGAGGCCGTGGTGTGTACGGTGATTGCGCGCAAAATAAGTTCCTTTGGGGATGGGTTGGGGCTGGCATCCGTGATGGATGCCAGCCCCGTTTTGGGTACTAAAAAAGCCAGTACGTTATGCACTGGCTTGATGACTACTGCTTGCCGGTCTGCAATTCGATTTCAGGGATCAGCGTCTCTGGCTTCACGATGACCTTCGTGTGATAAACGCTCACGTCGATGGATTCCATCTGCTCGGCCACGTAGAAGGTGTTGTCTGACAGGCCGATGATGTGCTTGCGGTATTCGTCGGGCCCGTGCTTGCATGTGACTTCGAGTTGGTGGCCGTGGTCAGCGATTGAGCATCGCCCGACGACTTCGAACGCGAAGTCATTCGTGATGCCGTTGACACCTACGATGTGGCGTTGAACTTCGAAATGGTCTGCTTCCTTGGACAGGTTGCGGGATGCCACGTCGGCGTTGGTGCAGCCGGCGAGCGCAAGCGCGCCTACGGCGAGTGCGGACATTGCGATGATGCTTTTCTTCTTCATGGTTGCCTTTCGGGCGTGAGGTGGAGGTGAGGTTGTTTAGCGGAGTCCGTGGCGCTTGCGGAAAGCGTCGTACTCGGCATCCTGCTTAGCAACGGCCTGATCGAATTGTTTCTTCGCCGCTACTGCTAAGACGCTGGCGATGATTGCCCACAGGATGAAAAGGCCTGCGATGACTGCGCCGATTACGAGGATGATTTGGATGATGTCCATGATGTTTTTGCCTTTCGGGCATAAGGAAAGCCGATCTGTTCAGACCGGCTTGTGTTTACTGTGGGGTGCTATTAGTTGGCCCAGCCACCGTTGGGGTTGGCGTTCTGCGTCCAAGGATCGTTAGCAGGTGGCGGGCTCCAGCCTCCACCCTGTGTCGGCTGCTGCTGTTGTGGCGGTTGCTGTTGCGGTTGTGGTTGATTCCAACCGCCCCCGTTGTTCTGCTGAGGCGGCGGGCCTTGCTGGCCTTGTGGTGGGTTGCCCCACCCGCCAGGCTCATAGGTGTTCGCGTTGCCACCGCCCTGCTGAGGCACGTTCTGCTGAGGTGTTGGCTTATTGCGCGCCTTCTCGAACGGGTGAATCCCCCAAGCCGTGAAGTCCAATGCAACACCGCGTGTTCCGTCTTGCTTGTCGTAATCGCGGGACCAAAACTCACCTACAAGTTTCACGCGGTCGCCCTGTTTTAGGCCACGCTCATAATGCATTTCACCGAGTGATCCCCAGATCGAAACGTTGAACCCTTGCGTCTTCAAAGTCTCATAAGTGCCGTCTTGGCGTTTACGGTCTTTGTTTTCGATGACACGAAAGTTCAGCACGTTAGAACCGCTCGGCGTGGTCTTCAACTGGGAATCAGCGGCCAGGTTGCCGGTCACTGTCATTTCAGCCATTCGTGTTTCCTCCTATTTTTTCCATGATTACCGCGTAATCGTGCAAAGTGATTTCATGCGGCCCGTTGAGCTGTCGGCCAAGTACCTGCGCCGCAAACTGGGCAGGATTCTCGATACCGGCGTTCGTGGCAGCCATGTTGATTTCGTTCCACTGATCCGGGCTAATCGTTGGCTCTGCGTTTACTGCGGCTACGGTTAGGGGCTCAATCTTGTGGGTTTTGCGTTTATTCTTCGAAGCTGGCAACACAATGCTTTTTAGCTTTTCGATACCAGACATGTGGCTAATCTCGATACCGCCAACCTTGTCCGGACCGAAAGTAGTGTCGGGGTTGCGAAACAAGGTCAGTTGCGAACCGATATAGGCCAGCGGGTCTTTACCCCAAACGCTCACCATGATTCGACGCATAGATTTTGAGGGGCGGTAAGGCCTCCCAGGTATCTCCGCGAGATGGAAATTGAAAGGTTGCTCTCTACTACCTTTCGTCACGTTCTCGATAGTGAAAGTCCGCGGCCCCGTGCGAAGATCCTCAGCGTTAAGCTGATCACTCTTCGGGGCAATACTCTCGGTCATGTCCATGGTTACCAAACCTCCATATCTGCAAAGTGGTCGATGCGCTCAGTTGCCGGCAACCCGGTGATGCGCTCGTAGTATTCGCTGATCATTTCCTCAGCATTTTCTTCAAACGCACGCAGAGCAAGCTTGATCGCTTCCTGCCATGCCGGGATCGGGTACACGCGTTTGACGTACATTGGCATGCCGCCCGTCCAGCTGAGGTAGTCGCACCATTCGCGGCCACTGACCAAGAGTCCGCATTGGATTTGCGCCATGTTTTCAGGTGGCACGCAATCCTCGAGGAACGTTTCGAGTTGCTTTTTCTGTGCACGTGACTTGACTTCGATTAGCCCCTTGGCACCAACAAGACCGTCTGGTGAGTAGCCGATCTTATAACCGTCGATTTCGCGGGTTATGAAACCAACTTCTCGCGCTTCGGCATAGTGCTCGCTGTAGTGCTCTCGGGCTATTGGTTCGTCAAGGTTGCCGCGTTCCATGTCTCGCGACGTGAATGACGGTTCAACGAAGCCGGTAATTCTTTCGGCAGCGAGCGAGCGGGTTAGTCCTCTCGAAGTTTCGTTGCTCGCGGGCTTCATAGTCTTAGTAGTGATTAGCAAACCGACCACTGAGGCAGTCACTATCCCTCTGCGCTGTTCGAACCATTCGTCAGTGCCTTGCTCGATCTTCTCGAAAATCACTGGCTCACTGGATAGCGCCCGTTCCGGAATAGTATTTACCGGCTCCGGCTGGCTCTCAACCTTTGCTGGCTTCGGTTCGGTGAACGTCTTGGATACGACTGCGGGTGGTGTCTCCGGTTTTGGAGTTGCCACCCGAGCCCCTGTCTTGATAACCATTACGCTAGTTCTCCGTCTACTAGTCGGAACTCGTGGTCTTCGGAATCAGACACGAATTCAACAAATGCTTGGAAGTTGTTCTCTTCGCACATGGACTGGAGCACCTGCAATGAGCGCTCATCCATGACGTTGCCGTTGCGGATCACCATCGTGCGCACTTCTGGGTCGGTGGCGATAATCATTGCCGCGCTGACAATGATCTGCTCAGCGCCGGATGCCCGCGAAAACGGCACGCCTTGGTACAGCACGCCTTCTTCATCGAAAGACAGTCCTTCGACGGGCATTTCTGCAGTTGCGAGTCCATCGGCTTTACGCTTCTGCACTTCCTTAATCTGCGCATCGAATGAAGCCCATTCGCTGAGCAATTTGTCCTTGCGTGCAACTTGTTCACGAGCCGAGTTGTTTGCTCGGATAGCCGAGTTGGAAGCCTCGGCATTGTTGATCTGCGCTTGGAGAGATTCAAGCTCCACGCGGTCAGGGGCGGCTTTCAATACTTCGCCAGCCGTCTTCAAGCTTTCCTTTGCTTTGATCAATTGGCGCTCAAGAACCGTCACGTATTCGGTAGCGGCTTCCACACCATCAAGTGCAGCATCGAGCTGTGCATTGGATTCCTGTCCGGCGCGGTACTGGATGATCAATTCATTCAGACTGACTTCATCGGTTGGAATGTTCGCGTCCACATCGAAGTCACCGATCACCTTGGCCTGCTGTCCGGCCAATAGTCGCTTAGCTTCCAGAGCCTTGATTTCAGAATCAAGTTCAGCAGGAACAAACGGCAATTCCACGATACTCAGCAACGTTTCAAGCTGCTTCTTCTCGCCAGACATGATGAACGATGCAGCATCAACACCGAGAACGCTCAACGCCTGGTCAAGGTCACGCTGCCCTAGCTTGTCGCCATTCGCTTTCTTGCCCGTAAGTGTGGGGCCGGACGGTGTGAACTTTTGGTGTAGCTGTGTGCCATCGGTCAGCTTGATCTTGATATCGGCTCGCCCTGCGCCGTCTCGGATCGGGCGCTTGATGAATTTTGCGTTGAACTTGCAGAATCCGGTTTCGATGGCATCCAAGATGCTGGTCTTGCCTGCCGCGTTCTTTCCGAATAGCAGGATGACACTGTTGGTTGGTTCGATCTTCACTGCGCTGATACGTTGGAAGTTGGTAATTTCAAGCGATTCAATGGTGCTCATTTTTTGTTCTCCTTGTTGGTTTCGGGTGTAGTGAAGGCCCCCACAATTTTGTGAGGGCCTTGCGTGTATTCTCTTGCTAGTCCGCGTATCCAAGCTGCTTGGAACTTGGATATCTTACGGGTCTCAAGGCTTGTGTTTACTAGGTCCGTGAGCGCTTCGGCTTTCGCTTCGGCGCGGACCTTGGCGATGGCACGGTCGAATTCCTTGAACGCTTCATCCTTGACTGCCCACCATTCTTCTGTTGTTCGGCCATTGCCAGGGTCTTTTGATAGTGCGTAATTCAAGCGGCTGCTATCTAGGATCTCCCCATACTCCCCACCGTGGTAAGTCGCCTCGTACTTCTCATTAGCGCCCATTGGTGAGCTCCCTAATTTCTTTAGCTCGATTGCTTATCATTGAGCACCACCTGTCTACTTCGTCGCGGTCGTCCTCGTCTGCGAATGTCTCCATGTCTTCCAACATCTGTCTCTGGCTGGATACGAAGCTTTCAAGTGCATCTGCCTCCCGTTCCTGCATGTGCTTTTCCAGCACCTCGGCTACATGGTCACGCTTCACTGGTTCCCAATCAAAGCCCTCCGAAAGGACACGTGCGCCGATCCAACCGCATTTGCATCTGAGCCATTCCTCACGGGTAAAAACGTTGCGCCCAACTTCAACCACGTGCACTTCGAGGATTTCTTGGATGGTTATGGCTTACCCCCTCGGTGTAGTAGTGGCTTCATGCGCGGGTTGCGGATTCCAGATCCAACTTGGCAGTATCTTTGTCCCTGGAAATACCTATGAAGATATAGGCGTATAGCCGAGGGTCGAATCCACCAGTGCGCCATACCCTCTTTGGCTTGCTTGACGTACGGCTTCCTAGGCACCTGGCACCTCCGGCAGGTACAGGACACGGGCGGGGAGTGATACGACGGTGGCAAATCGATGTTTTATGCCGGGAAAATACCAGTCGTCGCCGTACTTCGATACTGCTTCATCAAGACTGTTGAATATCACGGTGCCATGTGGCAACGCATCGAGTTCTTCCACGCTGTTCACTACTGACTGGGCGGCGGCGAGGTAAGCGGACACGGCGGCGCGAGCTACAGCTACGTGCATTTCCTCGGCAGGCAATTTTCCATAGACGATGCCCATCGTCGCCTTAGCTGCCGCTTCGAGCGCGTCCGGGTTTAGCGGGGTGTTAGGCATCTGTTTCCTCGAATTCGATCGGCTTTGATTTCTCTACGGTGACGATGCAGCCCCACTCTCGGAGCCGGTCCGCCATGAGTCGTGCTGAGTGTCCGTTCATCCAGTGCTTGCGGTGCTGGAATGGGACGATCATTGGCGGGTCAGTTTGGACGTGCTTGCCGGCGCCTTCAGATGGTGGGGTGAGGCTGTTTTCGTACCAACTGTTGCCCTGCTGGTAGATCCATCCTTCGAAGTCCCAGTCCATGAATGCGGGTAGCTGTTCGGACAAGCTAGGGTCGTAGTGCGCGTCCAAGCATTTCTGCCAGAACTCCACCGACTGATCCACGAACGGCTTCCCGTCCTCGGTTGGGTAGGAATTGATAGTCACCCTGTACAAGTGCTTACTCACGGGTTTCTCCTTGGTTGGTGCGGTGGCGTAGTTGTATCCACAGCCCCAAGTTGATGCAGATCATGTCGTAGTCAGTGTGGAAGTCGCAGCCAAAGTCTCCCGAGCTCACGACTTTCTGTCCCATGCGCTTGTGGAACCTGCTGCGCTCTTCCTTATCTGGGCTGTAGGTATCGATAATGTCGCCTCGCTGCACGTCATCGAATTGGATTGGGGTTCCGGGCAATAGGCCACGCGGGATCACTAGTTTTCTCCTTGGTTGGTTCGTGCCATACGGTCGGCGTAGGCAATAGCTTCAGCGTGGGTGTGAAACCGGGCTAGCCAGCCATGCGCCGGTAGGATGCGCCCGTTTCTGCTTTCCACGCACCACGCCCAATGTTTACCTCCGAGCCTGCGAACCTTTAGACGGTCAGCCACGGTTATCACCGTCCAGTGCGCGGAGTACGGCGAGCATGGCCTCAGACCAGCCGTACTCGGTTGGGTCACCAGTCGCCACCTCCCGCACTCTTGCTACGGACTGTTCGGCCTCGCGGGCACGCCACTCAGCCTTACCCTTCTCAGTTCCCATTGCCGCGAATTGCTTAGCTATCTTCTTCTGGGACTCGCGGACCACGACAAGATCCCGCTCGGCCTGTTCGAGGCGGGCAATCAACGCCTCGGTGGTCACGATCGTTAGTGGCATGTCAGACGCAAGGATTTCTTTCAAGCGCTGTAGTGGAATGTCGTTGATGCTCACGCCGCGCTCCTTTCAATTAGTGCCCAAACCATGAATGCTACGAAACACAGTCCGGCGAGGATGAAGTCAAATCTCAGGTAGCCCATGCGCCGACCAGGCTGAAGATCGACCAGATGAACAAGGCGGATGCGACGGCGATAACTTCCAACCAGTAACCGGTAGGGGTATCGTCAGAATCAGAATGGCAAGTCATTGATTCCCGCCTTGATAGCAACAAACTCAGACTGTGTGCGGATCAGATCAACTTTCGACTGCAACCGATCAGCACGCTCGTTCATCGCCTGAATCTTCCGACGCGCATTAGCCTCAGCAACCGGAACAAACTCGCTAACTTCGGCTTCCATGATGGTTACCGTCGCGCCCCAACGTTCGGCTCGCTTAGCACGGGCACGAGCCGCCGAACGAGACTGGAACATTCCACCCATGTTCGGCCACACGAAAGGATAGCTATCAACTGCGAGATCCACAGCCCACTGGCAATCGCCACGTTCTGCCATTTCGTTGATGAACTTCTCCCATCCGATCGGCTTCCAGTCGGGATTCTGAATCAGCGTTTCCGCGAAATCCCAAGTAGAATAACCCCACTCTTCCGGCGAATCATCGATAGCACTAAGCTCCGGGAAATGCTTCCAGAAGTTGACCTTCGCCTCGGCGGGAATGTCAGTGATAACAGCTTTGTAGAGACGCATTAGGAAGCCTTCTTTTCGTTGTAACGGGTTTCGAGTGGGAGGATTGACTCTTCGAATGAGCCGTACTGGTTTGCGAGGCGGATAAGCAGCCGGGCAATAGCACTAGCGCCAGGAGCCGTGACCTTGAGTGTGTGCATGACCTCGCCACCAAACCGGGGAACATCATGGTTGAGCACGGCTTGGAAGTACTGCTTCTTGTCAGCCATCGCTGAGTACCGGGCCACTGGGACCAGCTTCTCTTTGCTGTTCGACCAGCGGGACTTCGTTTGCGAATAAATCCAGCCAGAATAAATCAGCGCATCCCGCAGGTCACGCTCACCAACCTCAAGGTCAGAAGCCAACGTGCGGAACGTAATCAGATCCTCGTCAGCAACAAACGTGTCCACGTAATCGGCTTTGGGCTGGATCGCTTCCAGCTTGGAACTCAGTGCCAGAACCTTGTTCGTCTGAATCTCAAGTGCTCGGTGAACAATCTCATCCTCGGTGAGTGGCATCGCGTTATTGATCCGCTCGGCCATCTTGAAGAATGCATCAACGAGCGACACTTTGAACTCGATAACCTTGTCAGTGTTCCGCATGAACGACATGACCAGCGTTGATTGCTGCTCGCTCAGCAGGGCAACCCGGATTGGATTGCCACCACCAGGAAGCGGTCGCGTTTCAAACGCGATCGGTCCGAACCTATTGATCTGGTCAGAGTGCTTGGCGATCATCTCTAGGACGTTCTTATGCTGGACGCCTGCTCCCTGTGCAATGGTTTCGGAAGTGACCACGAGGACGCGACCGTTGTGCTCGATGGTTGGTACAATAGGGTTATTCATTTGTTTCTCCTTGAAACGACGAAACCCGCTAGTGACTGCTAGCGGGTTTTACTTTTGGGGTTGGGGTTAGCTGAGATTGGCAAATTCTTCAAGAGCCGAATCGATACGAAGCGCCATATCAATAGCCAAGGTATTCATCTCATAAACACGCTTGCGATAACTGGCATCGTCTCCAGTGCTCAGTGCATAGACTTGAGCGCGCAGGATATCTCTTACGGATTCTGAATAAGACTTGCTCATGCTGTTACCTTCTCTCGTATGCGGCGTACCGCGTTGGGGTGGAATGGTGCAACATCTGCACAGTTACGGCACAACTCATGCCACGGCTGATCGGCATCAACACAAGCCGTCGCTTCTTCGCCTACCGGATCTGAATAGTGAATGATCCGCATCAAGTCCGGGTCATAGTGACCCTTCTTGAAATTGTTCGCCAGCTTGTCGGCACGAGCTTTCGAAAGATCCTCACCGTTATCAGTAGCGAGCACTAACAGTGCATCGCGGATCTCATTCTTAGTAGCCTTACGGTCTACAGCCTTGAAAAACATAGAGTTCTCCCTAGGTAACGCGAGTCTCGAAAGACAAGCGGGATAATGCGGTGATTGTTTGCCCAGACTTGGGGCGGGGTTACTCTTAGCTGATTGCTTTGAGTGCTGCGCGTAGTCGCGTCTTGTTTGTTCGGGTCTTGCGGTATTCGGTACCCATTTTGATTACTTCGTACTGCGAGGCGCTGAATCGGTAGATTCGGTCTGAGAACTTCGTGCACTCCCAGTCACCGTTATGGATCTTGGCTAGCACCGTTGTTTTGGAGATGTTCAGCTTCTCGGCGACTTGCGCCGGAGTTAGGAACTCTTCGTCGTCGGTGGCACTCATGCTGCGATTCCTTTGCGCTGGTTGTACTTGATTTCCAGATGCGGTAGGGCATCTCGAACTGATCCGTATTCTTTGGTGAGCTTTTCCACGAACCGGGTTACTGCTGCCACGCCCTCGGGGGTGACTTTCAAGGTTTCCCGGTTGGTCACACTGCCGGTCTTCTTGTTGTGGTACTTGCAGACTTTGAAGTAGGCCTGGAAGTTATGGTGTGCGGCGTACTCTTTGACCGTGTAGCCACCCATGATGTACGTGTTGGATACGTAGATCCACCGGCGGTAGATCAGGGCTTTGCGTAGGTCTGATTCGTTGATTTGTAGGTTTCGGCAGACGGTGCGGAATAGGGTTACGTCTTTCGGGTCTACGTGCTCGTCTACGTAGGCGACTTTCCCGGCGTCGGCTTCGATCTTTGATTCGAGCTGGTGGACTCGCGTTTCGGATTCGATAGCCATTTTGAGGATGTCCATGCGGGTGAGGGTGGCTGGGTCGAAGCGTTGCGCTTCTGCGAGGCGCTTGAACTCTTTGATCAATGCAACCTTGAACGCTTTCACCTGGGCAGTGTTCCGCTGGAACGTCATGAGAAGCATTGCCTGCGGTTCATTCAGCAGAGCGACGCGAATGTCCGAACCGGCCTTGCCGGTAAGTCGCATTTCAAATGCGACTTGTCCGAATTCTTCAAGTTCAGCCTCATTCGCCTTGATCAGCTGCAAGGTTGCGCGGTGCTCAACGCCTGCGCCGGTTGCGATCTGCTCGGACGAGACAACTAGTTCATTGTTGCTGGTTTCGATCATTGGTACGATGGTGGTAGTCATTTTGACAACCTTTCTAATTTGGTGATTGTTGAAATGTTGGCCTTCGATGTTCGTGCATCGGAGGCCTTTCTTATGCGGCGGCGAAGAACTCTTGCACTGGGATTTGGAGGAATTCGGAAATATCCATAACCTCGTTCGCTCCCCAGCTGACCTTTCCATCACGTCGGCGCTTGAGCTGGTCAACTGACATGCTCCCTGCTTCCGCGATGGCCACCCATGGGATACGGCGCTTTGCCTTCTCCGTTTCAATTCGGCCTGTGACCGTTTCGTTGATGTCCATACCCATAGTCTAACCATACGGTTAGTAACAATGCAAGCGGTTAGGAAAGTAGTCATAAATGTTGCTATCTAACCAAAATGAGGTAGACTAACCATATGGCTAAAGAAGTCAGTGACACAACAGAGAAGATTGCTAGGCAGATACGCCTGGCGATTGCAGAGAAAAGTGTCGCCCCATCGAATGAGTGGGTATCCAAGAAAACCGGGATAACCGCAATGTCGATAGGGCGATACCTCAAGGGTGAACGCGCAATACCAATGCCCGCTTATGTGGCCATTTGCAAAGCCTTTGACCTTGATCCAGCAGAGATTATGACCCTAGCTCTGAATCAGTAGTATTGGATCAATGCCTGCCGCATCGCAGATGAGGTAAACATCAGTTGCGGTCAACTTGGAGAGCGTCACCTCTAACGGGGTGGCGCTCTTCTTTTTCTCGTCGGTGCTTTCCTGCACTACTTCTTCTCCAATTGTTCGAAAGTATGTTCGATTGAGAGGTTGCACTAACCCTAACCGAGCGCACCGACAAATGGCCAGTTGTTACGGATTTCCATAACGTTTTGGTTTCAAAAAACCTATTCAGCCAGACGATGAACCAAACCATGCGAGCCAACCAGATAGCCTAGAAGTTCTGCCCGACAACTCCCACCAAAAGGAAAACCGTGAAAAAACTTGCATCACTCGCAATTGCCGCCACGCTCGCAATCTCACTCTCCGCTTGCTCCGACAGTGGAGAAATTGAAAAAGGTGGAGCTGAAAAGCCAGCCGCAGCAGCAAGCCCAACGGTAGAGGCAGCAGCCGAAGAGAGTAAAGAGCTTCAGTTCGGCGACAAATACACCTACGAAAACGGCGTATCGCTTTCCATCAGCAAGCCAGAAGACTTCAAGCCAAGCGAAGTCGGACTAATGCTCGTCACCGAACCAGAGGGCAAGAAATTCGTTACCTTTGACGTGACGATTGCAAACAACTCCGAAGAAGCGTACGACCCCAACCTTGCAAACTTCACCGCATCATCAGCCGGCGAAGAAGCAGAACAAATCTTTGACACCGAGAAGAAGCTAAGCGGCTCCCCTAGCACCACCGTCAAAGCTGGCAAGACCGTGAAGTTCAAAATCGGCTTTGCAGTCATTGACAAGAAAGATATAACCCTAGACGCTTCACCAGGCTTCGAATACGACACCAAAACTTTCGAGAACTAAGCGTTAAACAGAAAAGACCCCGTTAGAACCGAAATTCTAACGGGGTCTTTTAGCGTCTACCGCTCTACCTCAAGCGATTCTTTAGCGTCAATCTCTTTCTGCGTCTCGATAGTGAATAGCCCTGCCATCGAAGCTCCCATGTTCCTTGCGCCCTTCATGCGGGATTCTGGCATGAGGTGCGAATACACCTTAGATGTGGTGTTAGTGGACTCGTGACCCATCAGCACAGAGAGGTCAAAGATAGACATGGGCTCGTCGCCGGTGAGCATCCATGAGGCGAACGTGTGGCGCAGGTCGTGGATTCGTGGGGCCTTCTTGAGTCCGTCTTTCTTGGCTGCGATAAGCGCCGGCTTCCATGCCTTGTTGTGGAGTGCTTGCGTGGTCATCTCTCCCCCGGCTTTCATTTTGAAAACATAATCTTCGGGGGCGCAGGTTTGGATCTGCGGGGCTATCGTGAGAGCTAAGTTCTTATCCATCGACACGGTGCGTCGAGCGCGCTCAGTCTTAGGTACGCCGATGGTACGCCCGTTCTTATCGTCACGCTTCCACGCCTTGGTCACTCGCACGTTGAAGTCATCCTTATCGTGAGAGAAGTCCCCTGGCTGTAGTGCTGCCGCCTCTGAGAAGCGTAGGCCGGTGCCGACAAGGAAAAGGATGAACGGGTGGAAGTGCTTATCTAGGTGGCGCAGGATCAGTGCCAGCTCAGCCTTGGTAAGGAATGTCGTCTTATCCTCGGTGTGGTCATTCTTTGGCAGGCGCGTATGCTCACATGGATTGTCAGCGCGATACCCGCGGTAGATAGCGGTGGCCATGATCGAGTAGATGAACCCATGAACGTTCTTGATCGTCTTGGGGGTTAGCTTCTTCTCACGCATCCACATGACCCATTCGGCCATGTCTTCTTCGGAGAGCATGTCTGCTGGAATATTGCCGATCTTGTCCACGATATGGTTTTCGATCATGCGCTCATAAGTGTGCATGGTGTGCACGGTAATGTCTGTGAGTCGCTTCAAATGATACTGCGCTACGACTTCAATTGTGGGGCTATTAGAGGCCGCACGGAGTATGTCACGATTCGTCTTTGCGGAGTCGTGGCCGTTCAATTCTAGGTAGCGTTTGTAGTTTTCCGCATCTACGAGAGTGTGGAAAGTTTCGTATGAATCCGCGCCTTTTTGGCCTTTTTCGCGCCAGCGTACGCGGTATGAGGTGGTGACACCTTTGCTGTTTTTTCGTGTCTGAATGCTCGCCAT